CCTTCATTGTGGCAGTTGCTCCACCTTCCTCGGCACCAATAGTATCGGTATTTACCCCACCAAGTGCTGATTTAATTCTTTCTTTTGATTTTTCTAAATTTTTTTCTTTTGATCTTATTAATTTTTGTTTTTTATTTATCTCCTCCTGTTCTCTTTGTTTTGCAATTTCTTGCTCTCTTGTTGCCTGACGACGTTCAAGATAATCCAAATATCTGGAATCTTTTTTATCTTCTTTTTTTCCAGTTTTACTCTTACCCAGAGCAGCAGAGCCTTTCATTGCTGTTTTAGCAATTTTAAGTCTTCTCTTTCTTTCTTCCTTTTCTTTGTTTCTATCTCTTGCTTCAGAAATAATCTCTGTCCAATCCTTCATCTTTTTGTAGATAAATTTTTCCTATTGATATTTATCTTTTTCTTTGGCATAGTTTCCTTAATTTCAACATCAGTAAAAGAAACTACAGGTTCTTCTGGTGTTATTTCTTGTGCGTGTTTTCTGTATTTACAAGTCCCAACCTCATAAACTTCACGAACATCCTTCAACCAATTCTTAAACATTTTTCCGTCTTCTGTTACACAAATCAAATAATTAGAACCTCTACGGAATACTTTCCCAACAAGACCACTACTCAAACTCTCAACAAATGTACCAACTTCAAAAAGACCATTATTTTTATAATTCCATCTCATTCCATCATAATCAAGTTCTGGAACAATTCTCCAAACTTCAGTGTCCTCAGTAACATTCATAGATTTTGATACCATATTAAATATCTTTTCTTTATCTACTTGCTTGACTCCAGAAGGAATTCCCTGAGCAAAAGTTGCGTAATCTCCTATTGCTGCTGCTGTTCTCATCTTTGCAGAAGATCCTGGGTCTTCAACTTCACCATCAGGATCCTTAACACCAGCAGATATTACTTGAATATTATTAAATTGATAATCTTGTCCCTCACCCTTATGAACTAAACTTTGAAACTCACCCAATCTATCTTGACCAACTACAATAGTAACGTCAGTATACCCATCATTATAAATTGAAACTAATGCATCAAAAATAGTTCTTGTTTCTTCACTATCAACAATATAATCAGAATATTCCTTAAACATCATCCTCATAAGAGAAATCTTTGTCTTTGGACTTAATGGATTTGCTTGTCCATCCTGTATTCTACTTGGATATATTCTATACTCATATCCCATTCTTTTTGCATTATTAAATCCAGCCTTTAATAATTGTTGGTGATTTTTAGATGGAGGATTGAATCTTCCCAAAACCATCACAATTCCATTACCAGTTTGTTCTGCTGGTGGTTGTTCTGTCGTAGTTGGTTGTGTTTGTGTTTGTGCAGAACGACTTTGTTGCTTTACTTCTTCTCCAGGAACTCCATCTTGTGATTTTGTATCACCCTGACCAAAAAACTTTAATTTTCCCTTAACCGTTTTCGCAACAAAATTTCCTTGCTTATCATACCAGTCTCCGTGCCCGTTTCCAACAAGACCACGATTTTTTGCTTCGGTAGATGCAAGGGTTTCTACTGCTTCTTTTACAAATTGAGCAAAACTCTTCATTACTACTATAGTTTTTAAGTATTTATAATTTACTATGTAGTAAATTAATTAAAGTGCCATTATCTAAACTATATTGACTTGCTGGAAGACCAGAAGACTTAAAGGTTAAAGTTGGACTATATGTACGTTGGGATAAACTTGATTTTCCTCTCAAAACTAATTCAGCAGTAGTGGGATTAAAGGAAGGTATGTTTATTCCCAAAAGACCTCTCAAATTTTTTACGTCTTCACCCATAACATAAAATCCACTATTTCTAATTTGAATATAATAAATTCCTTTAGAATTATAATAATTAATGATACTATCGGAAATTTTTGGACCCTGAACTAATGTTTTTGTAGGAAATGGGTTTGCCCTCCCCGTTGCCTGCTTAAGTATTTTTTCATAATATAAAAGTTTAGAAAGTTGTTTTACATTGATTGCTTCTTGTAAATCTTCTGCAGTTATATTTTTATTCGGAAGGTCCCAGGCATCTGCTATTAAACTCCCGATAGAATAAGTGTTAAAAAGATAATTATATAAAGCAGATATATCTGCGACTTCATCTCTTTTACTTGATGGAACCCAAGAACTTCCATTAAATGTTATTGCTTTTTGTCCAAAATCAGCACCTGTTGTTGTTTTTGCTTCTACCAACAAAGATTGGCCAGGATTATTCACTGAAGGTATGGTTATATCAGGACCAGATGAATATCCAGCAGTCCTTGGAATATTTTTGAATACTGCATTCAATTTATTTCTAAGTGCAGTTTCATGATTCTTTCCTGCTGCAGCTGCTTGTGCGGACATTAAAAAACCCCTAACTTTTCTTATTTAGAAAATTAGGGGATATTTTTTTTATTATTCAACTACTTTACCGATTGCATCATCAAGATTAGAAATAACTACACGAATATCTGAAATTCTTGGAGGTACACATACTTCATCATAAGTGTATCCCTTTTGAGATTCAAAAAGAATTTGACGAACTGCGGCAGCAGAACGAACATCCATTTTAATTGTTACTTGTTTTTCTTTAGTCATAGTACCTCCAATTTTTTCTTTACAGATTCTTCTGTTGCCTTTACACGATACTTAACTTCATCTCTTCGGGAAAGTTCTGTAAGTATTTCAGCAGTAATATTCCAAAGTTCAGAAGAATGCCTATGGTTATAAGGCCAAGAAGTTTCAGTCATCGGTCGTCAGAAGCACGATTTTCAGAGAAGTAAACATCAAAAGCACCTTCAGGATAACGCTTGAGAAGTTTTTGCACGTTACGAGCAACTACATCATCAAGACTTACATTGAGTGCAAGACAAGCCTGAGCAACATACCACATAATATCCCCAAGTTCAATAATCAGGTGTTCTCGGTTGTCTTCATTATATGGTTTACCTTGAAAGACCATCTTTTTGACAATTTCCATAAATTCACCACCTTCGGCATTAATACCAACAGCAGCAGTAAGGAGTCGTTCAATATTAGCACCCTTCTCATCAAGTTCAACCAATCGGTCAGAGAGTGCAAGAAAATCTTTGGATGCATCAGAAGTTACAGCATCCACAAACTCAGCATACTTATTAAAATTAACGTGTTTAGCAGTTTCCATTAAAATTTAAATCCTTCAAACGACTTTTTAGATTTTTTATTTTCATTATTATCATACTCTTCATCTTGTCCAGAGTCAAGTATATCTTTTTGAGCACTTTGTTCAACATCATAAAGACGCATTTTTGCCCTATCAATCCCAACAACAAATCTTTTATTCATTGTTGGATCATTATATCGGTTCTTCAATTGCTTTACCATAATCTGCCCAAGTTGTTCTAACTCTTCTGTGCTAATAAGGGCAAACATAAGATCAGCAGTAGCAGGAAGACCAAAGGACTCACTAGTATCAGTAAGGTCAGGGTCAGAGCTAGAAAAACCACTACGAGTAGTCTGGGTGGCTGAAACGATAGGAACATTTGATTCAACCGCAAGACCACGAAGTTCTTCTGCAATTGCTTTAACATAAGAGTAAGAGTTAACTGAAAAATTACTCTTATATCTTGAGGAACCACAAATATTAAGGTAGTCAATGAAAATAATATCAGGTTTAAATGATTTCTTAAGAGATAGTTCATTTAAAAGTGCCCTAAAATGACCTGCGTGTGCTGAAGCAGTTGGATACTCTTTAATAATCAAAGTTCCTTGTGTCTTCTTTGCAATATTATTTACTTTGGTATCAAACATCATTTTTGGTAATGTTTCAATATCTTTAATATTTACATTCAAGAGATTTGCGTCAATTCGTTCAGCAATTTTCTCTTCTGCCATTTCAAGCGTAATGTACAGAACGTTCCGTCCTTGGAGCAAGACGGAGCTAGCCATATGGCACATGAATAAAGATTTCCCGACACCTGTACCAGCAAGTGCGATATTAAGAGTTTTGTTAGGGAGACCCCCTTTGGTAATTTTGTTAAAATACTCCAAATCAAATGGGATTTTATCTTCCTTTCGGTGATAAGATTCATATCTTTCTAAGTAATCCTTTAAGTAATCGTGTCCAATGTGACTATCAAATCCTACAGCAAGTGCTTCTTGTAAAATTGCTGGAATAGAATCTCTTGATTTCTTTTCATCTTGTCCGTCAGCAATCTTAATAGATTCCATCAGTGCAAGATAAATTGCTCTGTCCCTACACCATTTTTCAGTAGTATCTATCAGCCATTGATTATCTGCTGGAGCATCATCAAGTTTAGAAATATAATCACAAATAACTTTGTAAGTATCCTCTGTAATATCAGTCCTTTTTTCTGTTTCAATCAAAAGAACTTCTTTAGTTGCAAGTTGCTCATATGCAACAATAAATTTACAAATCTCCTCAAAAACTACTTTCTCGTGAAGATTCTCAAAATATTCATTTTTTATAAAAGGCAACACCTTTCTACAATAATCATTATTAAATAAGAGATTTCTAAGAATCGTAGTTTCAACTTTTTCCATTTCTCCTCTAACTATGGATTTTTTTTGTGATGAGGTGCATCAAATACAAAAGTAATTCTAACCTCATCACCAATATTTTCAGCACTATGGGGAAGTTTATTATTGAACCAAAAAAAAGTTCCAGGTTTTACAATCATAGTTTCATCTCCTACACTATACCTGTATTTTCCCTGAATGGAAAGGTGGTATCTATCTTTTGTAAGATAATAAGTTCCTTCATCAATATGTGTTCCAACAATTTCACCAACTGGTAAAGCAAGAAAAGCACATCGACGTATTTTCTTAAAATATGTTTTTAAAAATTTAAGAATCTCTGTGTGCTTTTCATATGCTGGTGTTTGTATACAAATCTCGGTATTTCCAACGTATTGTCCTTCTTTTTCAATTCCACCCATTATTAGTTGAAGAACATCAACTGTAACAGCATATTTTGTTGGGTCAAGTTGTTCTATTTTTTTATCTTTAATATTCTTTTGAGAACCCCAATCTTCTGGATATTGTTTTAATTGATCTAAAATTTTAGATACATCAATTCCAGTTTTTATGACTCTAATATTATTCATCACCCATAAGTGAATTCATTCTTAGCTGCTTCATCAATTGCTTGCATAATTTGTGGAGTAAAATATTTTTCTGGATTTTCGTTTATAGTTTTTCCAAATTGAGTTGTCCCATCACCGATGTCATATCTTGTTCCCACTTTTTTAAATATTTCATATTTTTCAGCAAGGTCAAGAAGACCATAATACTTGTCCAATCCTCTTTCATCATAATAAAGACGGATTTCTACCGTTTTATTTTCTTTACTTAGTCTTGACTTGTGTGTAGTTGCTTTAATAATATTACCCACGACTTCTGTGCCGTCTTTTTCTTTTTTCTTAGACAAATAGATAATTGTGGATGCAGCATATTTAAGACCCGAACCACCACTCATCTCTTTCATAGGAACATAAGACCCCACAACATCATAAGTGTGATTAGTAACAATCATAGGAATTTTTGCTTGTCCCAACTTAAGAGTTAGCATTCTGAATGCACCCTTCACTAATTGAGATTTTGTCATATCACGAACTTGTTTATCATCTA